GAACCTGACGCGATCAGCGGTGATATGCGCCATAAGGATTAGTCCTCAGTGATTGTCGAAGCCGTTGTGAGACGCGGTGTCACGCCAGAAGAAACGGTGATGCTAGGAGAGACTGTGCCGCTGTAGTACAGCACGCCCGTGCCAGATGAGGCAGAACCAACGCCAAAATGCGTAATCGTGCCGGAACCACCAGTAGCGGCTGGAAAGTCAATGTTGGCAACCGGCGACACAGAGTTTGCCGTCACAGTCCAACCACCTGTGCCGCGAGCAACAGCAACGCGGGCGTAAGACGTATAAGACGTTTCGCTGGTTGTCTGATCGCCTGCTTCGCCAGGATCGGCGGTGTGAAGCGAGACATAGAGGTTCGTCAAAGGAGACGAAGCCGCATTGTCAGCCAAGTTAGAAATTGCAGTCGCATTGAAGATCAACTTCAGAAGCGAGTTCTCAAAGCTATTGGACTTTGACATTTATCTTTTCCTTACAGACCAAAGCCACGGCGACGCGCAGCAAGCTGGGTGGTTTGACGCATTGAGCGTTCGCTCTCGATATTCATGGCATCTACGACTTGCTGGCGAGCAGCAGCCCAAATCTGCACACGTTCATCATTCTTCAAATAAGGAGTTGCTTCCAGAAGTGAAGAATAGAGATAAAGGTCAGGCGACTTGGTCATGAGCCAGTTCGTTGTCTGCGTATCAGACAAAGCAGGAATCTTGGCGTAATAGGTTAGGAGCAGATCGGTGTCAGCAGTCGGGGCCGGCAAAAGCTCAAAAGCACCATCAATTAAGGTGAAGTAACGCACCTTATTGATGATCTTATTTGCCTTAAGCGCCTTGGCTTCATTGGGGCCAACAAAAGCCAGCGCCTGCTGGGGCGCAATATTGGTCATATTAAGTTCCAGCAGATAGGCTTCCAAGAAGTCCACCGGAAGAGCGACAAACTCGTTGTCGGAAACGCACTCAGCCCTAGTCAACATATCGCGCAAGCGAAGTTCACGGTTGAACTTGGCTTCAGCAAGCGTAATGAACGTCGGAATAATTGACGTCAAATCCGCACGGTTGAGGTAATCCGCAATCGTTGTCTTTAGGTCTGAATACGTTGCCAAGGCCATTAGGCCGTCTCCTCAGAAGGATCGACATGCTCATGCCGAAACTCAAAGCTGCCGATATGGCGAACTTCCTTTGAAAGATCATGGTCAATATGGGTTTTGAAGCCAATCGACTCTGCTTTCATGCAGAAATAGAGGTCTTCGCCGTGGAAGACACCGTTCACCGTAGAATAGGCGATAAGGAACCAGGGGTCTGGCATCGCCTTAAAAACCTTCGCAGAGGTTAGCATAACACCGAAGCCGGAGCCAGAAACTTCCTGCAAACCTTTGCTTTCTGGAAGCGTCGGGACGCGGGTCCAGACATTATCCTCAAAGTGAAAAGCCACAGGCTCCACCGGCAAAGCGCGAGTCGTGTAGTTAGCGCCGACCAAGTCTTTTTTATGCGCCAAAAGACGCTCAAGGGCGTCTTTGGGGAAGCGCATATCGGTGTCCAGCCAGAGAATGTAGTCAGCCTTAGCTGCCACTGCTTCCTTGGCAAGGTTGACGCGCTGATCTGCGATCAGAGTGCCTGTAGCGTTATAAACGCCGATCTGGATGCCTTTCTTGACCGAATAGCCAACAAGGTTGGCAAGATCAAAAGCAAACGATGCGTGAACCATGTCACGGCTTGGGGTACAGATCGCGACCTTCATCAGACTGTACCAGGACGGGTACGGAAGAAGCGGTTATCAGGATCATTCAGCCAACGCTTCATAGCCACGTTGTCGTGAAGGATGCCCTTACGCTTCAATTCCTGCAAAACAACCAGCGGAATCTGAGCAACATGGGTCCAATCACCATGCTTGCCGTGATCGCGATTGTAGAGCGCCTTATTCATTTCAAGGATGTCATCAAACTGCTGCTCAGCAGTGATCTCAACCTGATCTGTTGCCTCGTCGTAATGGAAAACGTGGCTGATCCGCGTACCGGGATCGTAGTCTAGAAGTTTCCGCATAATATCTCCCCTTAGAAGGAAGAGTGGGGCCGAAGCCCCACTCTAGTTTTATCTTACGAGGTGGTCAGGTCGCGGGCAACGCCGTGAGCCTTCTGGGTACGGACCTTGAGGCCGTATTCCACGATAATCATGCGCTTCTCAGCATCGCCGGTCTTCGCGAGAACTTCCGTGCGGAAGTTACGGAGGTAGCCCACCGCAGCGTATTCCGGATCAACGATGTAAGCATTGCCTTCTGGCTGAAAGCGATTTGGCACAACGTTAACGGTTCCGAAATCGGAAACGTAAACGTCAGCCGCGCCGATGATCTCAGCCTGCTTGCCTGCCGGAACGTCACGGAAGCGAGTCGCGATGCCGGTGAAGCCCGACACAACGCCCTTGTTGAAGGGGCCAACCATGAGAACCTTGGGATCGCCACCCTGAGTCCACACGGCCTGGATGACCTGCTTCAGAATGGTTTCAGTGAAGGCGCGAGCCGTACCAGCAACAGCAGCCGTAGCGGGGTAGCCGTTGAGGTTGCCAGCGCCCGAAGACATGACAGGAGCCGAAGCAGTCGTGCCAGCACCCGAGAAGCTGTTCGTGATGAGCCAGCCACCAAGACCAGCCGTTTTACGGGCAGTCGTGTTGTCGCCAGCGACAGCAACCGAGTTCGAGGTCAGCGTAGCTTCCATGTCGCGCTTCAGCTCAGAAGCCGCCTTAGCGAGTTCGTAGGCCAAGTACGAGCGCATCCCTGCCTTATCGACAGCTTCGAGAGTGCCCGAAGTTTCGATGGTCTTGCGGCTGATCTGCGTGTAGTTGCCAACGCGCTGAGTCGGAGTGCGCGAATCAGCGGAGAAGCTGTCATCGCCTTCAAGCTGTGCGTTCGTGGTCGAAGCAGCAGCGAGCAAGTCGGTCTGCCATTCGAAGTAGGTGTTCTTGACGTTCTCACGACCGATGTTGCTCATAAATGGAACATCGACTGGTGAGATATTATAGATGACATTCGCCAAATCTTCACGTACGGCGCGATAGCCGTCGTAGCGGGTGATCGTATTCGTTGCAATAGCCATAGGTTACACTTCCTTAATCTAAGAGACCTTCCATAAGGATGGCGGCATCGCCAACCTTTCCTGAACCAGCGAGACGTTGTTTCGCTTTGCTGTACTCGTTTGTCGATTTCGGAGCAGAGCTTGCCGATCCGACAGGTGCAGTACGAGGACCACGCGGAGGAGCCGCTTGTGGACGTTTCGCCACGAGGTTGTCGTATTGCATTGCCTTATACAGAGCCACGATAGCTCTGTGATCGTAAGCCTGACCAAGTTCCTGATCCGAGAAGCCAAGCTTCTTGCCGTATTCAACCAACTTAGTCCGGTCTGCTTCCCATTTCTGAGAATCTCGCCAAGAAGGAACCATCTCAACCATCTTGTGACGGTTTTGCTGGACAATCTGAGCAATAGCAGCCTGCTGTTCTTGAAGCTGAAGAGCCTGGAGTCGCTGCTGCTCATACTGAGCCGCAGACATTTTCTCAGACTTCTCGCGCCACAAGTCCTTCTGTCGAACATACTCAAGAGGATCGGTATCGTAGAGCCTCTGCCAATCTGGTTCCTGCGGCTGCAATTGCGCTAATTGCTGCTGTAGTGCACCAAGCAGTTGGGCATACTGCGAACGTTCCTCCAGTACTTGCTGGTAGTTGGTTTCAAGAGCGCGACGCTCTTCAGCCAACGCAGCAGTTTTCTGCGAATAATCGCGTTGACGCTGGTATCCTTTGACTGCTTCCTCAAGAGGAACCTGTTCTGCCTTGCCGTTGATGGTAACGGTGACAAACTGGGCCTCTGATTCCGAATCTTCAGAACCATCTTCTTCCGCGACGGGTTCATCTCCGGAGTCAGCGTCAGGCTCTTCCGAGCTTGCTGCCGTCTCATCTCCTTCAATTTCACCCTCAAACGCCTCTGCCTCATCAGCAGGGGCTTCATTAGACTTAGTAGCTCCTTTTGGCGTCTCGTTATCGGGGAACTCCCCGGCGAGAAGGGCTTCGAAGGATTCTGCCGCGTCTGCAATGCCGGTGGCTTGGGCCGTGTCGGACATAGGAAAATTACCTTATACTGTTTTGCCGCGCAAGCGTCTGTTCCACTTCACGACATCATCTGATTTTGCCACGGAACGAAGTTCGTCCCGCAACGCTTGTATTGCCTGGACACGATGCCAAGCAATTTCCCTCACCTGAGCGTCTTTAGGATCAGAATTGACCCATTCCCCGGTGTATTTCTTAATGAGGTCTTCAAGGACAGCATTTAAAGCATCGCTATGCGCGACGCGCTGGGCCTCTTGGAGTGTCTCACGATCAAGCATTAACTTTCTCCCCGTTGACCCAGCGCCAAATTGCAGGCTTCACACCCGCAAAATAGTCCTCATACGCTGGACCAATAAATTCCTTGCCAAAGGAGCCGACCTCATGCGGCTCCATATAGAAATCAAGGATTAGTCCGGCAACCCTAGCCGCCTTCTCCATGACCTCTCTAGCCTCCACAGCATAAGCAAGTTCATGTATCTTTTCATTTGTGCCTTCATAGCGAACCATGTCGTACACAAAGATAATTCCACCCGGACGGACCAGGCGACGCATCTCAGCAAAAGCTTTTTCAGCATCAACATGGCCTATAGAAAAGCAGCAAACAGCGGCGTCAAAGTAGTTATCCTGCCTTGGCACATCACACATGTCGCCGCAGACTTGCTCACAAAACGCAGGCACAGAATTAAGCTGAGCCTGGCTTATATTCACCAAGCAAAAGTTCAAATCAGGACGCAATGACCACCAAGTGTAAGCCATAGCGCCGGTTCCGCTGCCTAGATCGACAACTCGCGAGCCAAACGG